TCGGTGAACACCAGGTTCAGCTCGGCGTTCGCCTTGGTGAGGCGTGCCGCATCCTCGACCTGCTTTTGGGTCATGATGCCCAGCTTGTTGCGGGAATCCAGCTGCTTCTCTACCTCGTCGCGCCCCTTCATCAGCAGGCGGATGGTGTTCTCGTCGAAGCCCAGCGCTTGGCCGGCGAGGCGCTGGTTCAGCGGCGTCATCTTCTCGAAGGCGCCGGCGATGTTGGCCAGGGCCTCTGCCGTGTCCTGCGCGCCAATGATAGCGTTCGGGTCCAGGCCCAGCTTGGCTACGTCGCCGAACCAGCCGACGTTACCGGTGATGGGCGATGCCATCAGGTCCTGGATCTTCTGCATGGCCGCGAAGGCGTCTTGCGCATTCCCGCCCTGGGCGGCCAGTGCTTGGCCCAGCGCCTGCACATTTTGCGTGCTGAGCCCGGTCAGGCGGTTGAAGTTGTCCAGCGCGGTGCCGGCGTTCTTGAAGTCGCCCACCACCTTGTCGATGGCCAGCTTGCTTGCCAGCACGGCGCCGAACTGCAGAGCCGACCTGGTGAGGCCGCCAAACGCCGCATCGGCCTTCTGGAATGACTTCTCGTCGACCTTGATGCCCAGGGCGATCAGGAAGCTCTCAAGTACTTTCACGGGTTCGCTCTCCGGATCTCGTCGTGCAACTGCCGCACGTAGAGCATTTCATCCATCGCCAGGTTGGCGCGCTTGACCCAGCCCAGCGAGTAGGTGCCGTCAGTGAGGTCTTTGTAGGTGCAGAGCGGAGGGCAAACCCCGGGAATCCCTACGCAGGGTCGCCAGAGGTCCCAGTCGATGGCTGGGTTGAGGCGTTCTCCTGACTCGCCCCTGGCTCCCCGGTTGAACCGGTAGAGCTCTGGAAGAGGGTCAGGAGTCCGGTAAAATCCTCGAACACGTTCCCGAGAGCCAGCACCACCAGGGTGAAGTAGGTCTTCAGACGACCAGAAAACTGCTGCATGCCGACCAGTTGGCCGTCCTTGTGCAGCTGGCTCAGCATCGTGTCGCAGATGAAGTTGAAGTCATCCTCTGGGATGCGCGACAGCATGACGCCAACGATCTGGCCGGCGATGGCCACCGACGACGCGGCGCCCAGCTCGGCCTGGGCCAGGCCGCGAATCAGCGGCTCGACCCCGTATTTGCCGAGACGGAACAGCACGGCGCGCTGTTTCTCGGCGCTTGGCATGCCGAAGGTGTACGTCACACCTTCATGCTCGATACTGCGAACGAAGTCCTGTGCCTGGTTCATGCAATTTTCGCCTTGTTGAATTCCATGACGAAGGTGGCGTCGTTGAGGCCCGGGCCGCCGCGCGCCATCGACTTGCCGCGAGTGATGACGCCTTCGGAGAAGACGGCACCCTCCAAGCCGGCAATCGAGGCGTAGGAGCCAGACACCTCGGACTTGGCGTTGACCTGGGCCTGCAATGCCAGAGCCTGAGGGCTGCCGGGCATCAGGTTGACGGTCAGGCGCAACCCTGGGTTCTTGCGGTGGAAGCGGACACCGTTTCCGCCCAGGCCGCGACTCAGGATCGCCTGGTCATCGATTGGCTCAACAGTGAATGGGGGGTCGGTGCGCCCCCAGTCGTCCAGCACGCCAACGCCAGTGATCACCACGATGGTGTTTTCTACAGACAGGTCACTCAGTGCCATGCTCTGGCTCTCCTCAGTCGACGTTGACGGTTACGTCTACGGCGTGGATGGCGCCGGCACGGAACAGGCGCATGATGATTGGGGCAGCCAGGCGCTCTGCGCGCTCGGCGTCGGTGAGGTCGAGAATGTCGTCAGCTTTGCTGAGGATCTCGTAGCCATCGCTCAAGACCTCTTCGCCGGTCTCGTCGCTCGTGTACTGTCGAGCGCCAAGGTAGCCATTATCGATGAAGCGCTGGCCGATCTGCGCAGCAGCATCGATCAGGACCTGCTGACCCTCTGGGGTCTGCTTCAGCTTGGTTGGCACATTGGCCAGGGCGTTGTACAGGTTCACTCGCAGCGAGTTCACGAAGCCGTCCAGATTGAACACGTCGTCGATGTACTCGCCAAAGCTCGACGTCGACTTCGAGTTGATCACCCGGCCGGCGTCAACCTGGCCACCGGTCTCGACCACGGTGTAGAACGGGGCGCCTTTTTCCTTCATCGCGCTGTACGCGGTGATGGTCAGGTCTTCGGCAGTGATACCTGGCAGCTTCTTGAACTCGCCAGTGATGGTCGAGTTGGCCGCGTTGAAGTTGACGCGGCTGAACACGGCGCCCAGCTCGAAGCCGGCATAGGGGGCGGTGGCGTGGCTGAGCAGGAATGCCCGGCGCGAGCCCTGCAGCTTGGCCTTGCTGACGATGTCAGTGGAAAGGCTCGGATCGCGTACGGCTGCCTGGTTGGTGGTGCCGGCGTAGAACTTGCCAGCAGCATCCCCGGCGACGATCAGGGCCAGCACGTCGGCGTCGTTGGCCCGGATGGTGGTTTCGAACTCGTACCAGTAGAACCAGATGCGCTTGTTGATCGCGTCGTTCATCGACTCGACCGGGCTGTCATCCTCCTGTCGCAGGTAGATGCGCAGGGACTTTGGCTTTGGCACCGCAGAGAACCAGGCCAGGGCCGCCAGATAAACATCGGACGCGATGTTGAAGTCTGCCGCCACCGCCGCAGCGCCTCCGTAGTCCCGGTAGCTGCCCTCGGCAAACGTCGTGTCGGTGGAAGAGTCGAAGTCCGCGAAGACCATGCCAGCGCCAAAGTTGGCAGTGCCCAGGCCGGCCGCACGGATGTTCGTGACAATGTTGATGATGTTCTCAGCCGGATAAGGCATTTACTTCCCCTTGCGCGATGGCGCCAGATTGTTCGGTTTGAACCTCGAAGCCGACGCGGTAGATCCGATTGATTCGGTCTTCAGCCACGGATTCGCCGTAGAGGTACAGGGTGACCTGGGAGCGCTCTTCCATTGCCGCTTGGTAGAGGCCGGTCAGGTTGTTGATCGGTGATATGCGGGACCAGCCCAACTTGGCGCGGCGCAGGATGCTCTTGATCGGCTCGCGCTTGTTCGCCTCGCACAGGGTCATGGCCAGGCCCATGGCGCCGGCACGGTAGATGTTGATGCTGAACCCGATCGTGAACTGGGTGGAAACCCGCTCGATGATGTCCTCGAAGCGCGGGTCATCGGTGGCTGGCACGTTGCGTTGCGTCTTGAGTGCCTGGCCGAACTGGGCCGGGCTGTCGATGCGGACTGCCGCGTAGGTGCCGGTGGGGGCAGATGTGCCCGGGTCACCGACGATCACCTTGTTTGCCGGCAGGCCTGTTGCAGCGACTACGATCTGGCAAACGACCTTAGTGAGGGCGATTGTGTCAACCATTTGGCTGCCTCATATTCCGTCGGTAGTCGCCGTAAAAGCTGTCAGGTCCGTCAAACTCGACAAAGGTGACATTCTCACCAGTCAGTTCTTCATCAATTATCTCGCTGATCACTCTCCAATCGCCGCCACCGCGCGCTGCACCTATTGCTGGTACGCCCCAGCGCCGACCTTGGCCGCCAAACTCGACCATCGCTGCTCGGAATGCATCGCGTAGCGCCTGATACTCGGTAAGCGGAATCCCGCCCGGTCTAGATCCGCACCAGTCGTACTGGGTGTAGGCGTTGATAATTACCCCATGTGGCACAAATGCCTTGGTATAGGTGCCCAGCTTTGATCGATCGTATGGCTTGGTCGCCAAGTCAGCCTGGAGCGCCTCAGGAAAGAAGGAGGCAATCGTTTTGGCGATCCCGTCATCCATGTTGCAGTGGCAGTTCTGCCCGTGAACGATCACATCGAAGTGGCCCTGGCGAAAGAGTGCGACCAGGTCGCCGCGAACCTTATGCATTGGCGTACCCCTGCAGCTTTTCGATCTCGGCCGGGTCAAGCTTGGCGATCACCGCGCGGCAGAAGTTGTGCCAGGGCCGGTAGTCGGTGGCCATGGCCTTCCACCAGGTGGCGGGCTTGTCCGGGGTTTCGGCGAAGACCAAGATGTCAGCCAGGTTTCCCGGGGTGGACACCTCGATCCCCTTGCCGTCGTTGCGGTGGATTACCCGGATGTCGTTGATCCGCTCGGCGCCGATCTGAAGGAACTCGATTTCCTTGTCGCTGGCCGGCTGGACGTTGGCGTCGAATGTGTCGAGCAGCGTCATGGTCAGCTTCGGTTCGAAGTCGATGATCTCGCTGCTGTAGCGCATGCGTTGCACGCCGCGGTGCGACACAAAGGGGCCGCTGACGTGCCCGCGCATGTTCAGGCCCATCAGATACCCTCCTCGATAGGCTCATCCTTACCGCCGATGACATAGCGGATCGACTGGCGAAGGTTGCCGGTGTCGATAAGCGGATTGTCTGAACCCTTCTTGCGGATGGTGGATTTGGCGTTGGGCGGCTCTTTCAGGTTGGTGATCTGCGTCCTCACCCCATCCTCTGCCATCTGCCCCATTTGCTGAAGTATCTGGAGCATGGTGAACTCCCCGGAAAGTACCTTGGGGATTTGCACCTCTGCCAACAACACCAGGGTAGGGGCAACATTCTCGACGCCTGGGCGCAGGAATGGCCTGGCCGGGATGCTGCCGGAGTACGCTCCGGTCTTGCCGAGCTCCATGAATCCTTCGCCGGATTTCAGGAAGCGCACCCGGCCTTCCTCGGCGTCCTTCTGGGTGTTGTACCCATACGAGACGCCACCCTTGTGCTTGATGTCCTTTGCGCCAAACTCGTTCACTGCGGCGATGGTGGCGATGGTCAATCCATCTTCATAGGCTCCAGCACCACTTGGAACACCAACAAGTACGCGCTCCTTGCCCTCCAGTTTCTTCTGAAGGTCCTTGAGAGCCTTCTCCACCTGCTGTGTGCCGATCATGCTTACGGTGGGCCGGATCATACGCAGATCGCTCCCATGCCGGCCCGCTGACGCAGGTGCAGGTACTCAAGCCCGTATGGGGTGAGCGCAAGAGCCGCCTCCCACGCCGTCAGCGATGCATTCGCGCCTGGGACGGCGTAGGACACCGACTCATCACGAACGCTCTTGCTGGCCACTGCGTAGGGCGTAGTTGCGCTGCCGTCGGAGCCGGTCGCGGCAGTGGTGGCCGCATTCCAGGTCAGGTAGTGGGCCGCCAAGGCGAACCAGCCGCGCTGCAGGAACGAACAGGGGCCATAGAGCCCCCAGTTGCCGCAGGTGCCGAATTCGCCCTTGGCGATGTTCAGCGCCTTGGTGATCTTGGCGTCTGACCACTTGGCCGGGTCGGCGAACTCTTCGTAGAACTCGCGGAATTCAGCGACCATCTCGGCCGTTACTGGGATGTTCAGTTCGGCCATGTCGGGTCATTCCTCGGTGGGCGGCTCGGGCTCGGGCGATGGGCCAAGCTTGATCCAGCCGGCCCGGTAGAAATTCGTCGACTTCAGGCGCTCGGCCTCTCGGTCGTCGAAGTACTCGATCGCCTCGCCCGGCGCCAACGAGAGGTCGGCAAGGTCGATGCGATGCGAGCTGATATTCGTGATGGAAGCCATCAGGGTCTCCAGTCATAGGCCCCGGTTGAGGGGCCGTGACACTGGGTTACTTCTTGCCGGCCAGCTTGGCCTGGGCGTCTTTCAGCTCGCCTTCCAGCTTGCTGGCACGCGCCGACTCCTGGGTGAGGCGATCCTGAAGATCTTTCAGGATGTCGCCCTGGCCTTTGAACTGAGCGTCGTACTCGGCCAGCTTGGCCTGGGCGGCGAACAGATCAGCCTTGAGCTGGGCGTTCTCCTCGGTCAGCACCTGCAGGTCGCCGTTGGCGTCGTAAGGCTGCTCCGGCGCGCCGGCCACCAGCAGGCCGTGCTGCTCCCAGAGGGAACCCTTGGCCAGCTCGAACTGCTCTTCGGTGGTCTGCTCGCCAGGCTGCACCGAGCTGCCGTCACTGAGGACGACCGGGTTCGCGCTGATGTTGGTGTAGGTCTTCTTGGAAGACATGGTGACCCCCTTAGATGCCGTCTACGTAGGCGTGGGACATCGGAACCCGCAGCTCAGTACCGGCAGTGCGGACAACGCCCATCGCCTCGTACCGGGAACCGCCGTGAGACGGGATCGGCGCGTTGAGCTGGAACGGCATTGGCAGGTGGAACTTCGCGAACTGGGCGTTCTTGGTGTACGCCATCATTCGGTCAGTGCCACCAGCACCGGCACCAGCGAGCTGCAGGATCGGCTCGAAGGTGACGTTGAGCACGCGCTCCAGGTAGCTGATCAACGTTTCCGCGGTGTTCGGGATGCGGAAGGTGGTCAACATGCCGTACTGCTTGAGCGGCAGCAGGATGTGGGTAGGGCGGAAGATGCTGTTGGTCTGCACCGAGTAGACCTGGAGGATCAGGTTGTTCAGCAGGGTCAGCAGCTCGCTTGCAGCAGTGTCCGGGTCCTGAGCCAGGATCTGGGCAATGGTCTTGTTCGCACCGCCCAGCAGGGTGCCGGTAGCGAGGACAGGAACGCCTGGGTACTTGAGCAGACCACCAGTAGCCAGCGAAGGCCAGCGCGCATCACCAATGAAGGCAACACGGTCCAGCCACTGCTCGGTCAGAGTGCGGGTCGCGATTGGCTTTTCGGCCAGGTAGTTGATCGCGCCGCCGAAGCCTTGAGCGTTGGCCATTTCCATGGCCTTGCCGACCTCGATCTGGGTGTAGGTGTAGCCCAGGCCAGCCTGGACAACATCAACACCGCCGATTTTCGAGGCGATCTCAGCCAGAGGGAAGTCGTGGGACAGGTCGCCGATTGGGGCTGGCTCACCCTTGTAGTCCAGCACCTTGAAGCCGATCGACTCGACGTAGTCAGGGGCCGAGGTGTCCACCGCCAGCACGCGGGGATACTTGATCTCCGGGTATGGCTGGCGAAGCACCTCCTGCTCGATGTACGTCAGGTTGCCGATCAGGAAGCCCAGTTGCGCCTGGGCCGCTGCGTCCATTGTTCTCATAGGTCGCTCCTTAAGCGGCAATGGTGGTTTGATTGATGGCCTTGACCTGCATCAGGGCCAGCTCACCGGCCGCAGCAGCGGTCAGGAAGGTGCAGCCTGGAAGCAGGTGATTGCCAGCAGTGGTGGCGTTGGTCAGCTCGCCAGTGGTGGGCTTGGCGTAGACCTGAGCGCCAATAGTGGCGCCGTCGATGGTCTTTACCCAGATGCGCCCGTGGCTCACCAGGCTGACTTCCTCACCCAGGCGGTAGCCGCCGACGGCGTTGCCGTTGGTAGGGTTCGAGGCGTCGCCGGTGATGTAGCTGGAGCTCACACCCACGGTCTTGCGTACCGAGATGCCAAGGAACAGGGCAGCGGCAGCCACTGGAAGCTTGCCGCGCTTGGCGGCCGAGCCGACTACAACGGCACGGGCAAACGGGATGGCCAAGTCGGCGACCACGGTGGTGATGTCAGCCATCGCCAGGTCATTGATCTGACCCTCGAAGGCCTTGCCAGCGTACTGGCCAAAGGTGTCGATTGCGGTGGCCATTACGCTTCACCTCGCAGGAACTTGTTGTAGGAGTCGGAACCGTCGGTGGTCAGCTTCGGACGGTTTCGCAGGTCCTTGGCCAGGCCAGCGAGGCTGTCCTTGGTCGCCTGGGATTCGTCGTCATCCTCGTCCGTGGTTTCCTTCGCATCTTCCTCGGCGGAGTCGAATGCGGCAGTGATGTAGGCCTCGGACTTGCCTACCCAGTCACGGGTTGGCTTGAGCTGGGTCAGCGCAGCGCGTTTGATTTCCAGCGGGGATACCAGGCCCTTGCTGTCGAAGTTCTTCACGATCTTCGAAGCGGAAGCGATGGTGTCGAGGGTGAGCTTCACGCGCTCGCCGATCGCAGCGTCGGAGGTCGATTTCTTCGCCTCGTCTGCTTTCTCTTCGGCTTCGTCTTTGGCCGCTTCGGCCTTGTCTGCGCGCTCGTTCGCCTCGTCGAGGGTCTTCATGAGGCTCGACACGGCGTCTTCGACTACCGTTGCGGTCTCTTCGTCGAGGATGACGGAGCGGCTTTTCTTGGAGTCTAGGAAGACTTTCCGGGTCGCCATTGGGGGGATACCTTTCGGTTTGTGGTCAAAAATGCGGGCGACCTTGCCGGCCCGCGCTGCATCAACAACCGCGAAGTGGTTGTATTTGATGATCCGCTGCACGTACTCGTAGGACTGGCCGTCGGGTGCGACGCCGGCCTCTGGCACGTATTCGGCGGTGTAGCCGGGCGAGAGCTCAGCCTTGCCCGACTCGATGTCGTCGATGGCCGACTGATCCTTGATGATCATGTCGACGACCGCGTTTTCACCCTCGCGCTCATAGCCGCGGGCATGGCCGACCGACACGTCGCGGAAGGTGGTCGAATCGACCAGGTCGTCCGGGTGGTCGTTGGTCACGTCCTTGTCGATCGCCGTGGCCATCGACTCGGGACTGAAGAGCTCTTCGGCTGGCTTGTAGACGTTGACGATGCGGGCCGGGCCCGGCAGTTCCAGTTCGGTCGAAACGTACTGGTAGACCCCCGTGCGGGCCGCAATGCCCTTCACGCATAGGTAACCCTCAGGCGTGCGAGTGCGCGACGTCGGCGTAAAGGCCGCGTCGATGGTCATTTTCTTCATGTGCTACCCGTTCTTGTCGGGGAAGTAGTTCACGCCGGGTATCAGGGATATCCCTACGCACCGGCAGAGCGGGTGGTGCTTGCCAGGGTGCAGGCCGGTGACACCGCGCCAAGTTGCGCCCTCGGCGACCTTGTACACGCCCGGGCCGTAGCCGATGTCCTGCTTGGCGATGCCGTAGCAGCTGATCTTGGCATTGGGGTACTTGCCGTTGGGGTCGCCAGAGACACGCTGGTCGTTGGCCGTCTCGACGCGGTAGAACTCGATGCCGGCTGCCGTCTGCCGCTGGCGGGTAAGGTCGCTGTTCAGCTGCGACACCTGGTCCCGAGCGATGAGCTTGGCCCGCCGGGCGCTGACGCCGGTCTGCTCCTGAATCTGCTTGGCGATCGCCGTGGGAGCGAGGCCGCTCTTCATGCCACCCAGCACGATCGTCTCCACCCTCTGGAAGTACTCGGCGGGGATGGACTTGATCAGGTTGACGTTCTCGGCGGTCGAGGCTTCGAGGTAGTCGACCATGCCCTTGGGCTTGGTGATCAGCTCGAAGTCCACGCCGACAGCGCGGTTGACCGACTTGCGGAAGTCATGGGCGTTGTCGGCCTCGGCCCGGCTAATGGTGCCTGCCGCTACCCGCCGGACCTGCTGATCGAACAGGCTGGTGGTGAACGTCGATGACACCCGGCGAATCACCGCGAGGATGTCATCGGTCCAGCCGTCAAGGGTGGTCACGCTGTCCGCCGTGTACTGAGGCTTCAAGCGGGCCAGCTCAGGGCCGAGGACAGCGTACAGCTGCTGCGACATGAGCCTGACCAGGGCCTTCAGCTGCCCACGATAGAAGCGCTCTGCGTCCTCGCTCGGCTTTACCGGGTCAGGCGCCCGCGGCTTTCGCTTCCTTGCCATCAGCGCCTTGTTGGTCGCCGTCAGGGCCTCCAATGGCGAAGGCGTCGAGGTCTTCTTCGGAGCCAAGGCCATTGTCTTCGTCCTTCTCGCGCTGCTCTTGGGCGGTGATCTGCTCGTCGGTGATGGCGTATCGGCCCTTGGCCTGAGCGCGGCGCATGGCATGGCTCGGGCGGATGATGCGGTTCTCGATGTTGATCGCATCGGCCTGGGCGTCTGCCAGATCTTCCTGAGCCTCTTCCACACTCGACTTCTGGTAGAGCGGGTTCCACTCGAACTCGATATCTTCGGGGTAAGTGCCCAGCGCGGAGCGGATCATTACCTCATCCAGGCGCTCAAGGTCTCGGCGCATCTGGCCGTCCTGCTTGCCCTTGATGGTGCCGTGGTAGGTCTTGAGGTCGCCGTCTCCGGTGGAGTTGAGGCCGGAGGCAGACTGCCCCCATAGCTCGGTCACCGGCATTTCAGCGGCGCCGGCAGTCCACACCATGAATTGCTCCATGATCTGGCTCAGCCCGGAGAAGGCGATGCTCTTGCGGTCATAGACCTCGTTGTCTTGGTCCAGCAGGCCAAGGTTGATGATCCCCTTGAGCATGCCGAACAAGCGGTAGCGTTCGGTGATCTGATCACACTGCGCGCTGGACAATGCACCCTGTAGGCCTTTCACGCTGATGGTGTCGACGTTCGCCTCAAGCACCAGGGAGGCAATGCCGCCCTTGGTAGCCACCACATCGCGCAGGTCTTCCATGCAGCGGCGCAGGCGGCTATCACCCCAACCCTGCTCGAACTGAGCCATACGACGCGGCAGGCGGGCACCAGTACGGCGGATGACGTGCGAGTAGTGGATCGGCTGCTGGCCGTTCACCACCGTGTAGATCTCTGGCAGCATCCAGTTGGGCGCCACGGGATCGGTGAAGTTGAACTGGCTCGGCTGAATGTCCCAGCGGTCGAACACCACGATGTTCTTGAGGCCGCCCTTCTTAACCTTGTTCAGGTCGAGGGGCTTGCTCAGGTCCTGGCCGGTGATCATCAGCATGGCCGCGCCGCCGTAGAGGTCAGCCCAGCAGCAGGCATCCAGGTACTTCTGCTGCACGCCCAGGCGACGCTCCTCGGCAGCGATCTTGCTCGCGTCCTTCCCGTTGAAGCGGCGCCACTCTCGCAGGGCATCCTCGTTCGGCTTATCCACGATGCGGCGGGCCAGCCAGTTGGACTGATAGGCCGCTTCGAGCTCGTAGGGCGTGACGAACTGGAACCCGAACTGGTTGTACGTGCGCTTATCCCGGTTGGTGCCGATGTTGGCTACCAAGTTCTGGAGGCTGTCGCTTGTGACAATTCCGCCAGACGGCACTTGAATTCGCGGTTTTGATGTGGTCACAGGTTTTTACTCCGCGCCACAAAATGGCACTTCATGATTTCGTGGCGCGCATCACTTCGGCTGCTTGCACAGGTCGCAGTCAAGGCGGCGGCAGATCCAGCGCTTGACCCTTGGCCAGTACATGACGACAAACATATGCCGAATGCCAGCCAGGGCCAGCGCGACGTGCATCGTGACGCCTGCCGTGTTCGGGGTGAAGAACATGCGATCAGATCGAGCAAGGATGGCGTAGCCGCTCAGGGCGATGATGGAGTAAAGAATTTTCCCTATCACCCCATCGCGCACCTTCCCGCTCAGGACTGCCCAGGTAGCCCACAAGGCGATCAGGCCAGCAGAGAAGGCGTTGACGTATTCGAGAATCATCCGTTGGGCCCTCCGAACTTGGACCTGATGACAGACCAGAGATCAGCGGCCTTGATGGCGCGGGTGACGGCAGCAATGAGCGAGCCACCGAAGGTGCCCAGCAGGAACCCTACCCCCGCAACGTTGCGGGGCTCGACAATACCGAAGTAGGTGCTGACCATGCCCGTCAGGTAGTGGGCACAGGCCATGCCGGTCAGAAGGAACAGCAACCAGGCCTTTCGGTCCGTCAGGTCGTCCTTGTGCCAGCGGGTGGCAACCAAGGCCCCCAATAGGCCCGCAATGGCCCAGTCGAGCTTGTCGAGCATGCGGTGAAAAAAATCCATGCGCTCGACTCCGTAGCTTGGCATGAAATGGTGCCGCCACAAGGATTCGAACCTTGGGCCCTCCGCTTACAAGGCGGACGCTCTGCCAGCTGAGCTATAGCGGCGAATGGCTAGCAAGGCAGGATTCGAACCTGCGACCGCCCGGTTAACAGCCGGGAGCACTACCGCTGTGCTACTTGCCAATGATTGGAGCGGA